GGCTCCCCAGCCGCCGGACCAGCTGTCCACCGTGGGCATGGTTTTGGCGGCATTGCCGGTTTTCTTGATGATGGCGGTGGACGGATTCTCGCCGATCAGTGCCGGACTGCGGCCCTCCCACCATTTGACGCCGTCGATGGTGGTCACCGCATCGCTGTAGGTCTGGATGACCAGCGGCGCGGTGATGATGTAGGTGCCCGCCGGGACATACACGGCCATGGCCAGCGTCGATGCAGCCATGTCAATGGCCGCCTGAATGGCCGCCGTGTCATCCGTGCTGCCGTCGCCCTTGGCCCCGAAGTCCCGGACATTGAGCATGTCCCGATACTTTTTCCGCCAACCGGTGGGCTTGCCGTCTGCATCCACGGCGGACACCATGATCTGGTCATCCGCCGCCAGACCCGACAGGCCCATGGATTTGTCAGCACTCACCCGTATGATCTCATCCTGGATAGCGTTGAGCTGTGCGGCATCGATAACCGTTACGTTATCCTCGTACACCACTTTTTCAAGAGCCATCGCTTACCACCTCCACATACAGCCCCACCAGTGCGCTCAGCGGATGATACACCGGGTTACCGGTATCGCGATTGCACAGGTACAATACGCCGTCTTGGGTGTAATACTTCCCAGCTTCTAATGCCATGTTCCCGTTGTAGGGGATAGCATCGTATTTCGTCCCCTCATGCTGTTCACAGATTTCCTCCCAGAGGCTTTCTGTGCCGGTAGAGCCTGGCGCCCAGTCATCCTGGGAGGTATGCTCCTGTCGGAGCTTCCAGAGCTTTCCGGCCCGGACTACCTTATAGCCCACCGGGCAACCATTTTCAGCAGTGTAGGCCTTCCCGCTTTCCCATTCGGGATAGAATGCTGCCATACGGAGGGCTGTTGCATCGTCTACGGTTAAGGCGTTGATTTGCAAACGGATGAGCATGTCCTGAACTTCTTCAGTGGAGAGGGGGCGATGCTTTTCTTCCGCCTTGTAGCGAAGACGAGCTTCCTCCATTTCCGCGATTTCTTCGGAGGTGGCCTCTCGGATTATGCCGTTTTCGTAGATTTTCATTTTATCGCCCCCAAATCTTTACCGTAAAGGCAGCTCCCACAGAGGCGGATGCTCCAAAAACAATCGTTGATATTTTGTCAATATCGCCATTGCCTCCATAATTATTGGAAAAACCAAGGCTACCGTCTGTGCGGAATGCAGAAGTGATAGCGAGTTTTTTGCCTAACAAGCCGAGGTGCATTTGAGTATACTTGGAATTTGTTACCCACATCGCAACATTCGCCGATAAATTCACGCTTTGAGAAGCTCGCACATAAAAATACCCTGCCAAGTTTGGGATTAATTCCAGCATTATCTCGTCATAGGAAAAGGTATTACCGGCATCTGTGGTAGATACAATCGCCTCAATTGCATCTGGCGTCAATTCCACATCGCGGATGTGTTTCCATGAAAGATTCATTGTCTCGCTCCCGGCTGACGCCATATCCGCCGGTTCCCACTCCGTAGGCACGCCGTTGTCATCGACGGCGGAGATTCTGGCGATTTGGCCGACGGTTGCACCGGTGATGTCCATCCCTGCGCCCGTGTCGCCCTTGGGACCTTTCAGATCGGCCAGGGCAATCACGTTTTCCAACGTCTCCCCATCGCCGGAGAACTGGATATAGCCGCCCTCCACCCGCATGGACGCAGAGGCCGCAGGGTGCTCCGTCAGGTAGTCCTCCACGGCTTTGGCGATATCCTCCGGGGAGACGGTAGAAAGCTCGTTGAGTTTGGCCATGATTTGCGCATATACGTCCTCCGCTGGGGCGGCAGGGGAACCCCCGGGAGTCAGCACGGAGGACAGCGCCAGAAGCCGGGAGGCCCGGGACGTGTGGATATCCCCGGCATACAGGCCCACGGACACCCAGCCGGAAGCAGTCAGCACCGGCAGGGTCGCAGTGTCTCCGGTGAACACCACGTCCTGATAGGTGCCGTCCGCCAGGTTCACCCGCATGGTCTTGGCATCGTAAGGCGTCCATTCCTCGTCCAGGTCCCACACCACCGCATAGTCGCTGTTGTTGCAGATTACAACGCCCTCGCCCTCGGCGCATTTGTCGCGGACATTAATGTTGATTTCGGGCATATACTCCCTCCTTTACGCCGTCCTGCGCCATGTGTACACGGCCAGGTACGGCGGCATGTTGTTGTGGGACTGCCCCCCGCAATCGGAGGATTGCCCGCCGGAATACGCATTGTATTGATTGTTTGCGGCCTGATACAGGCGGACGGCATTCACACCGGTTGTCACGGACTGCCCGGTGTACTTGAAAGTGTGGTTGTGGTCCGGGATTTCCGCCTTGGTCAGTGTGTGGGTCTCCTCGCCGCCTGTAGAGCCAGCCTCGTGGGAGTCGCCGGCCGCCAGCAGAAACCGGTCCTTGACCTGCTCCCACGTCCCGCCGAACAGTTCCGCCGGGGAGGTAGAATCTGTGGACTGGAAGATGCTACCAACCGGGTGCAGGAGATCGAGGAGGGCCTTGCCCATGTAATGGATGGGCCACTTAAATTCCACCGTCTTTTCCTTTTCCGCCACGCCACCAAAACAGATTGCCTGCAAATCAAAGTTCATGTTCAGGGGGACAGCAACGGTGGGAATGGTAATTTCCCGGGTCACGGTGCCGCCCAGTGCATCTGTCGCCTTGACCTGCACAACGCCGGTGGAGTCGGTGCCATAGTCCGCCAGATACACGGTTTTCGCCCCGGAGGTCTGGCCGGTCAGATTGCTGGCTCCGGTGATTTCCACGGTGGCTTTATTTCCGGTCAGCTGGATGGATAGCGTAAACGTCAGCTTGATGTCATCTCCCATGGCGTTGTCCGTCCATGCCCCGCCGGAGTAGTCGCCACGCAGGAAGGTCAAATCCTGGATTCCAGGGCCGCTGTAGGCGTTTACGGTGATGTTCCGGGTAACGGATGCCGTGCGCCCTCTGCTGTCCGTGACGGTGGCTACAACGGCCATTGTGCCGCTGCCTGTAAGGGCGTTCGCCCCGTCCGGGCTGGCGGCTTTTCCGCCGATGGTCAAAGACTTGGCCTTGATGGTGCTGCCATAAGACCCAGCGGCAGCAAACGTGGCTTTCAGCGCGCTATTGCCCTGCACCCAGCCGTATGTGAGCTGATACCCGGAAGTGTCGGACAGACTCACGGACAGGGTGGGTTTTACCGATGCAGGGATGGAGGCCGTCAGGGTGGTCGTATTGGTGCCCACTACGGCGTCCCCGTTGTAGGTGGTAATTTCCGCCGTAATGTTTACGGAGATTCCAGACGTATTCTGCGCGGCCCAATCCAAGGGCGGCGTATACGATATGGATGTGGCGCTGGATTTTGTCGCCACAGTTACCTGTGCCGCAGAGCCACACTTGAGCTTGATGGTGTGCGTAAAAGTGCTCACGGCCCGGGTCACTGTAAGTGTACCGGCAGAACCCAGCACAAGTCCGGATGCCGACACGGATGATGCCCGGGGGATATCCGGGAGATTGACCGTGCCGGAAACCGTAAGGATCGACGGCGTGTAGGATGACGTAAACCCGCTGTGCCAATCCGCAGAAAGCACCACAGACCCCTTGCCCATATTGTTATGAGCCACGGTGATAGACTTGCTGCCCAGCTTGTACCAGCCCCTGGAATTGTACCGGTACGGGTTATAAACCTTGGTGCCTTGCAGAGTGTAATAGCAACTATTGGTGTCCAGGTTGTAGCTCTCGCCGGTGCCGTCATAGATGTACAGCGTAAGAGACAGTGTGGACTTGTTGTCCGCAATACTCTGGGATACGCTGTAATCCAGCCGCAATTGCCAGCCGGTGGAAGACACCGGCCCGTAAATACTTGCCATCAATTCACCCCCACGAAGGACACGGAACCGTTTGGCTGTACAACAATTCCCATAGGTCCCAGGCGGAACTTGCTCAGTTCCACCAGCTCAAAGCTGTTGTTGTTCCAGTACGCCAGAAGGGTCCCGGAAGTGTCGTAGAATCCGATTTTGTCGTTGTACTCCTTCAGCACGATTTCCGATGCAGAGGAGCCAATACGCAGCACCGGATGGCCGTCATCGTCAATTCCCGCCTCGATGAAGTCCGAAAGCGTCTGGCCGTTGACGGTGACTCTTTCGGCAGACATTTGCCCAGCGGTGATGACATTTGCGTTGATCTCGCCGTCCATGGTCAAGGCGACACCGGAAATGGTATTTCCGCCGTCCTTGGAGAATCCCAGCCCACCGGTGGACATAATCCACATCCGGGTATTGGGCGTAATGGTGGGCGTATCTCGCAGGGTCCATCCGACGGGGAAACCCTGATCGTCCAGAGTCAGTTCATAATACCCGCCCTTTGCCCCGATGATCTTCTGCGTAGCGTTTTGCATGGCCTTAGTAAGGCCCTCATAAGCCCGCTTAATGCGCTGTTCTGTAGGGCTCTCCATGGCGTAATCAGCGTCCTGTGGGGCGTAACTGTGCATCGTAGAGGACAGGCCGCCGTACAGGTGGATTTCCTGCTCCATAACACACACGTCCAGCCATTCGCCGGTATCACCCTCCACTTGGATAACGTCTCCAACCTCAACAGACGGGTCGCAGCGCCATTTTACATCACAGGGCTGGAAGGATATCTCTACCTCCGGCTGAATCAGGTCTGCAACGGCCTGGTTCATGTAAGGGTTTGTGGATGTGATGCCCAAGCCGGTGCCGGATGTAATGGGTTCATCTTCCGTTCCGGTGGTGAGACTGGATACCGTGTACAGACTGTCTGCCGTGCGGGTCAGGCCGGACATGTACTGCTGCTCCCGGCTGACCCGGAAGGTGGTTTTTGCGTACCACCTGAACACCAGATTGCCGTCCCGGTCGAAGTGCGCGGACTGTCCGCACAGTCCAGCCAGCCACCCCAGCTGCTGTCGGATGGTCCCCTCAAACACAGACTCGATTGTCATATCCGGGAAAGTCACCGTTGGGGGAGTCAGGCCGCTTTGCGCACACAAGTCCGTCAGCATAGCGTCTGGCGTGGCGGGGAACTCAATTTGCGGGGTGTACTGCTCCGTCAAGGATGCCATCTGGTCATAGCCGGTGATTTCCCAGCCATACACCAAATTTTCTACGCCGTCTGCGGGGATGTAGTATCGGCCCAGGGGGACATATTCCACCACAGACGCTGCGGTGCTTACACCGGCGATTGCCTTGCCGGCCACAGCCTGACCGGCGATGGCTGTTGTGCCTGTATCACCACCAGGAACGTAGATGCCGATATACGGTACAAAGTACCCACCGGACAACTGCAGCGGCTCATCCGGCTTGTAAATGCGGATTTTGCACCGCCCGGAACAGGCAGAGCCGACGGAGATTCCGTCCGAGGAGTCAAACGCCGGTGTTGCGGTGATCTCCTGCACATAGTCCCCGTCCAGCTCCGTCTGGCCGTTAAATATGACTTTGCCTTTGATTTCCCGGCCATAATCTGCAAATGCGGTGTGAAACGCGGTTGATACCCTGTACATCGCCTCACCTCTCCACAAAATTCATGGACAGCCCGCCCCACAGCCATTTCCCATCGGTTTCGGGCCGCATGATTGGCGATGACCGGTCGCCTACGTAGCACGTCATAGTGCGGTCGGTGCCGGTCATCGCATCGGGGTATGTAAGGCTGAAAAAAACATCGTCCACGGCTTGCAAAATCTTGGCCATTTCAGCAGAGACGAGTGGCCGCCAGGAGCATTCCAGCTTGCGCTTCACGGCCACGCGGTCGCGGAACATATCGCCGTTCTGGTTTCTGCCGGTCCCATCTGCGTCTAGGTCGGAAATGTTCCATTTCAGTTCATCCGGGGCCGGGAGAGATACCACAGCCCCGGATTTCTTTGTTACCTTAAGTACTTCCATGCGTCACCTCACGTCAGCAGCGGGCTTTTGCCGTTCATGCGCACCTGGGAGTTGTTTTCCCGCACCATCTGCCGGAACATCTCCTTGCCGTCCATTTGGACAATGATGGTAATGGGCCGGTCGCTGCCTTGCCCTAGCACCTCCGCAACGGCCTGTTTGATGGTGTCCAGGGGGGCCTCAATGTTGGTGCCGTGCTTCTGGTCGCCCAGTACGGCCAAAAATTCCCGGTTTGCTGGGATCACCGCGCCCTGGGCCAGGCGAGGAATGTGGACATTTCCCCAATTGACCCGCCCAATGTTCACGCCAGGAATCTTGTTTAAGATGCCCGTGATGCCATTCACCATATCGCTTACGCCGCCCAGCACCCAGTTGATGCCCCGTTCAATACCCGAGATCAAGCCGTTCATAATGGTTTTCCCGAGGTTCAGCCACCAAGCCGCAGTGAATACGGGAGCGATATAGGAGTTCCAGAATTCTTTGATTTTTTGCCAAACGTTCTTGATTTTGTCCCGGATGAAATCCCAATTTGGTGCAATGGCCGCCGCCAAACTAACGCCACCGGCAAGCAACATCCCAATGCCCAAGGGTATTCCTACGCCCGAAAAAATAAGCATAAGCCCGAGGACAACAAGAAAACCGCCGATCATAGCAAGAGTTTTGCCAAGAGGGCCACGAAGCGCCTGTGTAATGCTATCCCAATTGGGCGCAATTACGGAAAACGCAAACATGGCGCTTCCGGCAACGATCATGCCAATGCCCACAGCCATCATACCGGGCACCATTGCCAGCAAAAGGCCAAATACGGCAATATAGGGAGAAATTTCGCTGAATATTTTGGTAAGTGCCGATGTCAAATTTGTGCCGAGCAGCTCCCAGTTCGCGCCGACTTCGCCGACAGCAAACAACGCAATACCTGCGATAATCAAGCCAATACCAAGGGCCTGCTGCCCGGGGACAAACAGTAGCACAGCGCCAAACAGGGCAATGTAAGGGGAAATATCGATTAGCATATTTGCAAGGGCTCCCACAAGGTTGGTGCCGAGCAGATCCCAGTTTTCCGCCACTTCGCCGACAGCAAACAACGCAATTCCCGCAATCAGTAGTCCAAGGCCCCACGGTATATTGCCGGTCAACATAAGAACCACGCCGAGAATTGCAATCATCGGGCCGATAGCAATCAGAATCTTTGAAAGACCAGTTTCCACAAGCGTCTTTGCTGCTTCTCCGCCGTCGGATGCATAAACACCGTATACTGTCAACGCGCCTGCAACCATCATCGCAATGCCTACCCCAACATGGCCGGAAAAAGTAAGGATTGCTCCAATTGCAAGCAGCGCAATGCCTGTCATTAGGGCCATTACGGCATTTACGCCGCTCCCAATATCACTATCAAAATTAACTGCATTCCCTCCGCTTTCGCTCCCGCCTCCTGCGTCGTTGCCGCTTATTGTGTTAAGCTCGTCAAACGGTGCCAAATACTTGCTTGCTTTTTTCGCTGCGCTCCCTACACCCTCGATGGCGTTTTGTTGATCGTTTAGGCTTTTTGCCGCTTTTTTCGAGGCGCTATAAGTTGAGCCAAAAAGCAAGGACAACAGACGAGACGCGCCGGTCAGTGTATATGTGATGATTTTTGCCAGGGCCGTAAAGGCGTGGATCGCTATATTGACAATCGGTTGCGCTAGGGTGCGTAGCTCGCCTTTTAGTCGAGCAACTGCATTCATAGCATCATCATTCGTCTGTATGGCAGACCACATATATTGCTTAATTTTCCGCAGCGCGGCGGTAATAATTGTGAATATAAATACCCGCTTAGCAAGGCCCTTAATGCGCCCGACAAGTTTGTTGAAACTTTTTTCTGCTTTTTCAGCTGCAGGAGATAACGCCTTTGTTGTCGGGGCAAGTGCCTGGGCGGATTTTTGCGCCCCTGCAACTTGTTTTTGTAAATCTGCGGCTTTTTCTTTTGCCGCATTTAATCTGCGTTCGGTTTCTCTGATTTTTTCGTTTGCTTTATCTAATTTATCTGCAGCAGCGTCAAATTCTTTTTGTAAAGCAGATACATTTTTTTCTTGTCCGAGAATAGAATCGGATGTAAAAAACTCTTGTCCGCTTTTCATGTATTCCAATTTTGCTTTTGCTACATCTAACTGTGCGCCGAGTTGCGCAGATTGGTTTACAATCTCCGTTTTCCCCGTGTTTTGCTCTTTTAACTTTTCAGATATTCTTTCTATTTTCTGAGTAATGGAATTGAGTTCTTTTTGCGCCTGCTTGTCGTCAACATTTACTTCCACCACGACAGACCCATCCGACATTAAATCACCTACTTGCTTTTGAATTTTTGATATGGTATATTATTGATACCAAAATTTAAGGGAGGGAGTTTTATGGATACCAAGTACCTGTTCTTGGTAATTATTATTGTTGCTATTTGCAGACTGGCTTTTGTTTCAGCGAATAATGCCAAATTAAAAAAGCGGTACGGTGACGGCGAGTTGCTTCTTGTCGACAAGTTCCAGTTTATAGGAGGTCTGGACCTGCCGCAGAATGTCATGTGCAAGCTAACCTGTTTGCGCTCTCGCATTATCATGCAGGCAAACGGTCAGGAGTTTAATCTGCAAACTGATAAACTGATTGATGTGTCGATCATGACCAACACAGAAATACAGAAGCAGTATGTATCCAGTGCCGGCGGCGCCGTGGCGGGGGCAATGCTGCTCGGGCCCATCGGTGCAATTCTTGGGGGAAGTGCCAGTAAACGCAGCATAAAAACGAACACAAAGTATCTAATCTTCACATACCTGGCCGATGTCCAAACGAAATATATCCTTTTTGATGTGACGAAAAAAACGCCGCAGGCAAAAAGGCTTGTGAAGCAGTTCTCCTATCTGAAGAACAAAGACACCGTAAAAATCGACCTATAACCAACGCGCAAAAACCGCTCTCACAGGAGGGCGGTTTTTTATATCCATTGATTGATAACTTTTTCATCGCTATCCGTGTATTGCCGTTTGAAATCCACAAGATGCTTATTCTGCTTGTAAAATTCCTGATCGGATTTATCCAGCTTTTGATTTTTGGATTTCTTTTTGCGGATGCTTACCACTTGGGCAAATGTGCAATCACCTATTTCTTGGTATGCGGCTATAAATGTCCACCAGTGCAGATATTCAAGGGAGCGGATTTCCGTGCCAAGCACGCGATTTATGGGGCTTGCAATCATCGGGAAATCCTGCTGCCAATCCATGAGCTTAGGTCGCTTTTCATCCCGGCATTCTTCCTCGCCGCAATTTATAAAGGATATGCATTGCCGCACCGCGTTCTCGTATTCCGTGTATGGGATATCCTCGTAATCCGGGTAAAACATTTCCATCACTGCCTCTGCCTTATCGGCGCTGTCCAGCTCCGAATCAGAAAGCATTTCCAAAATGTCCAAAATGTCCCGGTAATCAGACCGAATGGCGTATTCCTTCCCGCCCAGCTCCACGGATTTTGGCAGGCTGTATCTCATTTGTGGTACTTCTTGGTGTACTTGCTAATGCGCGGGTTGGTAAGCTTCTGCTCCCGGGCATACGCAGTATCCATTTCGTCCACCAGCGCAAAAAGCAAATTTGCCCAAATGGGGAATCCGTTGGCCAGCGCGTAAAGATTCAGCTCACCAAAAAGCGGGGTGCAGATATCAAACCCGAATACTTCTCCGTTGATGATCTCCCGCATTTCCCGGTCCATCTTTTGGCCAATGTCAAAAATTTCCTTTTTATCGGCGTTTTTTTGCACTTCGTCCTTATAACCATCGTTCATTTTGTCGAGTTTTTCAAACGCGGAAAAAAGCCGACGAGAAAGCCCCATATCCAGCGGATTAAACGCAAATTCACATTCTTTCCCGTCGGTAGTCACAAAAGTTTTAGTGACTACGCCGGTATCAATTTTGATGATATTTTCGCTCATGGTGTCCTCCGATTTATTTGTATATTGCGTGATAATGGGGCGGGAAACCCCGCCCCTATTTTTTACTGTGCGGCAGCAAACTCGATCTTGCCGGCAGCGCCCTTCGCCACGGTCCCCAAAGTGCGGGTCCCGCCATAGGTAATCTCACTGGCGATGTTTAGTGTACCGCCGCCCTCGCCGCCGATGGAAGTAACGGCAATGGCGCAGGAACCATAACGCTCGGCAAACTTTGCATCGCCGCTGGTGGCGTAGAAGTGGCCGATCATCATGTCCTGGTTGGCCAGCGCCTGCGCATCGTGGTCTTTTACGGCCAAATTCCACATCTTCACGGCTGCTGCATCACCAGCATCCAAGGGGATGGGGTCAAAGGTCTGTGTAATAACGGGCTTTTTCATGGTTGTGAATGTGTTCCCCAGCACATCCTGCTTGCTCTCCTGGCCCCAGTCCATTTCCTCGCTGCTGTCCTCCACCCGCTTGCCGATAGCACTCCACACAGGGGACTCGGAGGAGCCCGTATTCAGGTATGCGATCAAAAGTTCGCGGTCAATGGTCTGACCTTCCGGTGTTGTAAAAGTCAAATCTGGCATTATGTATTCACCTCGTAATTCATTTTCATTAAGATTTGATGATCTTCGTCGCCGTTTTCATACACAGCGAACAAAGAAGATCGCGTAGTAGGCTCCAGGCTTACAACGCGTTTTCCGGTACCAATGTCGGGGCGCTTGCCGGTCGCCCAATCTCCGATAGCGTTTAACAGTTCGTCAGCCTTGAGCCGTTTGTCGTTGCTGTTCCCCGGCCTCACTCGGTAGATTATCTTGAACTGATACTCCGCCACATAACCGCCGGTGATATACCTCCGCACGATGTACGCCGCCTGAATGGTGGACATCGCCATAGCGGAAGTATCTGCAGGAAGAAACTCAAAGCGTATAATGTCGACTGGCAACTCCGCGTATGTGTTCAGCCACACAAGTAGCTTGCGCGATACCTGATCTTCTTCCGCCGCCGACACGGCCTTTTTAATCTTTTCCAAATTTCTTCACCGCCTTATCTGCCACCCGCACCCACTTCTCCATGTTCTGCGCTTTGGAAGCCTCAAACCAATGGCTCTGTGCTTGCGGGTGCATCGCCTTGGAAAATACAAGGTCTCGGTTTGTCAAAACCTTCGTCCCGCCCTTTGGCGCAAAGGTGCTGCCGGTTTGCGGATCAACCATGACTTTCCCGTAATACAAGAATCTCGCGTAAGGGCCGGGGTAGATGATGTCGTTGCCAACTACCCTTGTGCGCTGCGTTAACGAGCCTGTGAGCATCGGCACAAAAGGCTGAGTATCTTTCTCCATCTGCTCGGCTAAAACGTGTTCAGCGCGCGCACAAGCCTTTGCAACGGCAGTTCTTACAGCGTCCATTCCATCGGTATGCACGGAAAACTTGATGCCCATTACGCACCTCCAACTTCCCAGTGTTGCATATCGGGGCTACCGTAGTCCATCGCATCAACCTTGGTCACGTTGTAGCAATCGTCATGGCTCAGTACGACGGTCATGTTGTCCGAAACGAATTCGCCCTTTACAAAGCACGTCATGCCGCCGTTGCCATTGTATGAGAGCGTCCACAGTCCAGACTTATCCGCCGCTTTGAAAAACGATTGCGGCCCGATGTAAGTTTTCGGCTTCCCTGTTACCCCGTCCACCGCTTTCACGGAAAACGGGATATACAGATTTACAGCGTCGGCACTTTCAAGGCCGCTTTCGCGCACGTTGACCGCCTTGCTGGCCTGCAGCATAACCCCGCGCAGGATTGTGGTATAAACTTTCTCGACCTCGTCAAGCGTTGTCGGGTCGATCTCCTGCACGACGTTGTAAATTGTTACAGTGTGGGGAGCGTACATCTATACACACCTCCGCGATACAGCAGCCCGGTATGGGCAAGGTATTCCATGCACGTTTCCGCAAGCAGTTTCCTTACCCCGTCCGTCGTATTGAGTGCAGACAGGGCGGATTCCCCGCCCGTTGCAAGTGTTCTGGAATAGCTGCCTACTGTTTCGCTTTTGACTTCCGCGTCATTTTCCGCAGCGTTTGCAAGGTTTTTCACGGCAAGCGTCTGCGCCGCTTCGATGACCGCATACTTGTCAACCAGCGCACAGCAGCACATCTTTACCGCGTCCAGATCGGCGTGGCCTTTAGCTTTGTTGCGCGTGTAGTAATCGAGGAAAGAGCTGGCGCGGACAACAAGACGCGGGAAATCTTCCTCACTCACAGCGCCCATGTAAGTGCCGGAGTAGTATGTATAATCAGCGTATGTCATACGGGTCAGCTCCCTTCCAATACTGCGATTATGTCAGCCTTGCGCATTGAACTGCTGACCCCGTCCACCCCGTTTCCCCTGGCATAATCAAGCAGTTGGGCTTTTGTCATGTTGGAGAAAGAAGAAGTTTCAGGGTCAGGCTCACTCAGCAGTTCGCTTAGCCCCCCACTGCCGGAGTGATGGAGCCGACAACCACGCCGTCAATGCGCTCGGCGAACAACACCATGCCGTTGATAACGGTATCGGATGCGGTCATGTTGGTGTAATCGGGTTCCTCATGGATACCGATATAACCGGTGGCGTCGGTGGTGAAGTTGAACACCTCGCCCAGATCTGCGCCGTTCACAGGGATGTAGTACAGGACGATGTTGTCCTTGGCGGTGGCGTAAATCTTTCCCTTGGGGACGCTGGAGTTCAGAATCACGGTGCCCAGGCCGAGAAAGTTCTCGACATAGGTCATGCCGAAAGCGGTCTGCAGGGTGATGTTGGCAGTTGCGAGATAGTCCGCAACATCCAGCGGGTTCATGAAATACACTGCGCCGATCTCGTCATCCTCGAACAGCACCTGCAGCTGGCCCCATGCCTGAGCCAAGGTCGCCTGGAAGGTAGCACCGCTGGCCGTGCCAGTACCGGTTGCGAGGAAGCCAAAGAAATCCTTGCGGATACCTTTCTGCACGTCCTTCAGCATTTCATCGGTGGTCATTTCGACGGCCTGATCGTAGCCGCGATCAGTGATTGCCTCGGCAGAAGTGGCCTTACGCCACTTCTTCAAGGTGATCTCCTTGTAGTTCACAGCCTCGGTCTTGTACTTGCTCAGAGGGATGGTCTCGCCCTCGGCCACAGCGCCGTCTTCCAGAGTTCCGGTAGCCTTGTAGCTCTTGAGCACAGTACCGGCCTGCTTGGCGATCTTGCGGGTAACGCCCAGAGCCTCCATCAACTTCTTGATGGAATAGCCGAACATTTCGGTAAACTCGATCTCGCGAACACGGGCAAGATCTTCCTTCTTAATCAGCTTAGGATCAACAGCCATTTTTATTCTTCCTTTCTAAACAAATCCATATTTGCGGCGATTGCAGCGCGCCGCTCCGTTCTGTCGGTGATTTTCATAATCTCGTCCTTGGTCATAGGCTTGCCGCCCTCGTTGAGCCGTGCGCCCATGTCCAGCCGGACAGCAGGCTTAGAAACAAGGCTCTTATAAGTGCCGTCTACGAGAGCGTCAAGGCTCTTGGTGTCCTTGATCTTCTCGCCGTCCAGCTCCAAGGCGGCCATTTCCTCGCCGCAGCCGCGCATTGCAAGGTCGAGATTCGTGCCGGTGATGTTTTTGCTCTCAAAGTAAGCGCGCACGGCCTTTTCCTTCGCCGCCTTGCTTTCCTTTGCCGTGACGTCGGATTTGTAAGTTTCAAAGGCCGAGTGTTCCTTCTCGTACTTTTCCTTGTAACCGCCGTCACCCGCCGCCTTGAGGCCGTCCAATTCCTTCTGGACGCCGGGCAGCTTCTCCGCGTCCGCCTTGTACTTCGTAAGATCGTCCTTGAGGGGGTCAACCACGCCCAGATGCAGCGCAACCAAGCGATTTTCGATCTCTTCGGTGCAAGCCTCGCCGAGAATATTTCTAATTTCCGCTCTCGTAAATTTCGCCATGTTATTCGTTCTCCTTTTCCTTGGCCCCAATTCTTCGGGGGCGAACGTTGTATAAAAACCGCTGTACTTCGCGGGTTTTACCTGTTCTAAATTGCGTTTGCCATTTCCCACGCCTTGTGGATTTTTGTCCCTTGCCACGCGATCCAGTCGACAAGCTCCTCGTTTTTGCACCATGCCCCTTCAAAAGAAAGCCCGCTATCCGAAAGGCCGCTTTCGCTGAAAAATGCGTGTACAATTTCATGCCGTAGCGTTTGCTTTTGAGCTTCTTTTGCCGTTTCTACTGGCTCGTTTTCCCACCCCTTATAGGTTGTCATGTCGCAAATTACGATTTGCTTCAAAAGGTGGTCGCAATATCCGTCAATGCTCCTGCGCTCAAACGCTTCATCGTCTCCGTACTTTTTAACGACAATTTCGTAATCCGTGCCTAAAATGTCGACTTTGCTGTTAGCCATGCGTTGCCTCCTGAAAGAAAAAGAGCCAACCTGTAAGAAATCCTTACAAGTTGGCTCCTATTGCCCTTTCCCGCGCCCTATTGCGCGGAAGTGCTGTATTTGATTGTTTTCTTAACCTCTAAAACGATGTACCCACCACCCTTGCGTCGGATTTCCACATCGTTTCCGCGCTTCAAAATTGCATCGATTGCCTTTTTGACTTCTTCCCAGTTCAATACAGCACCTTCATCCTTTCCCGCTGCTCCGGCAGCCCCGCCGCCTTGCTGAACGCTTTGTACTTTGCGTTCAGGCGTCGTAGTTTGATATTTACTGCCTGTTCTTCGTCTGTCAGCCCTGCGGCGCTGTACGCTGTTTTCTCGCGCTTGAGCTTGCGTATGGTGCGCTCCACCTTGCGCTGCTCCTGCGTGGCTTCGTATGCCGTATAGGTCTTGCCCTCAAACGTACAGCCCAAACCATCGTCGATATGCTCAAGCTGTTCGTCAGTGTATGTGCGCTCACTTACGCCTTCAACCCAAACGTTTCGGCGGTGGCGGCAGTTCGCTCCTTCCAGACCATCCACAGCACCCAGACCGCAGACCTCGTAGATGTTCGGGTAGATATCGCCGCTGCGTGTGGAATACACTTTGCCCTGCCACTCCTTGTGCGATGACCACGGCGACCGCCCTGGTACATCACGCGCCCCGGCGTGGGCAGACACTTCATAATACGGCGTTTCCAGGTATTCCGCCGCTTGCTCCGTGTACTTACTGCACATCTGCGATACGCCTGTCATTACGGCGCGGCGTGCAGCTACGTCTACATGGTCACGGTGTCCGCTCTCATAGCCCACCACCCGCATGCCGCTACTCGCAAGCTCCCTAACGGCGTCTTTGATGGCTTGCCCATAAGAGATAGCCCCGCTTTCTACTTTCAACGTAGCGGCATCTAAAGCCCATTGGTACGCCTTGGCAGGTGGTAGCATCGTCCGCCCTGCGTCTACCAAAAACCCCATCGAAGCGGTGATGTTTCGGAACACGTCTTGCGTTTGCCGTTTGATGGCGTCAATGGTGGTTGCATCCACCAGCACGTCAGGCTGTGTTACACGGGCAAGGTCTATGACCTCGGTGTAATACTTTTGATTGCGCTCCACCACATCGTCTATCAGCTCGTTCAGCTTTTTCTCGCTTATGCCGGTAGTCTGGCGTATGGCTTTCTCAATTTCTTTCAGATCGATGCCGTGCGCCCGCAGCGCCTTGATGTCCTGCACCGAGACCTCATTCAGCTCGTCCCGCAACTTCAGCCGGGAACATATCTCCATCAGCAGCGTGTCCTCAAGTCCACGGTACAGCTCCGCCAGTTCTTCCGGCAGCGCGTCAAGGATTTCCGGCTGAAACGGATATTTCATTTGCTTTCCTCCGTTTCACAATCTCATCATAGTGCGGCTTTACTCGAATTACATTCCAGTCGCATTCTTCCGGAACTTTGCCATAGAATATCACCCATTCCGGCGAGAGCCGCTTCATCATTTCTTCGTAGCCGCGCAGAAACAGCCGCTTGCTTTCCTTGTTCTGCTGTGTGCCTACTGAACTAACCGCAACTATCCCGCCAACCGGCTCGCCATCAAAGCACCAATCATAGCTCTGCTCGTCGCTCCATGAGATCGTTGGATAAACCGTCATGCCGTGGAGCTGCCAGTATGCCGCCAACCAATGCTTGCGGTAATGGTTGTATATCTGCATCGCCAGCGGCATATCTGTGTAGGTAGAAAAGTCCGGTGCGCACACTGCCGCAAACTGCGACAGTTGCGGAATGTACTTGTCAGGCGTGTTCCAATACCGGGTGAATTGATAATCGTCCACGAAGAAATGCACGATCTTGCTTTTCGTGTCTTTCGCGGTGTAATGGTAATTCACGGGGATAAACTCACCTTGTGGGTATGCCTTGACCGGCTCGATCTGCGGAATGTCGTACTTGCCAACGCCGGGGAATGTGAACTTGTCGAGATTTTCAAAGTTAATCATAAATCCCCCAGCAAACAAAAATGCCGCAAGATACATTTCTGTACCTTACGGCATAGCAAGCGCCCGGATTCTAACCGGAGTTCCCGCAGTCACGGTGTAATCACCCTATACGACTACTTGCTATGCCTATTATACCAAACCTTTTTTACGAATGCAACCAGCTTCTTTTCGTCTGCCGTCAATGCTCTTGTTCCGCCTTCATCGTGATAATACCCGATGTGCGTGTGTGCTCCCTTGAATTGCTCATGGCTATGCAGAAGATTGATTGTTTTTACACGCTTTCCATCTGCACCGTAATAGCTGATTGCATTGATTTTGCCCTCATCGTTTATCGTTGCGTAAATGCGCCCTTTTGTCATAGTTTCCAATGGGTCTTTTGCGTTCAATGCCGCATTTTGCTTTACAAACTTTATGTTCCCAGCTTTTAGAAGCGTCCTAAACTCGCTCCCGTAAGGCTTTCCCTTTTCGCTCATGCCGCTGCTTGCGCCGCGTCCGCCCATTAAACAGGTCTCCATGTACCGCTGCGCTTATTAGCCCTGCGGTATTTCTTGCCGTTTACCGTAACTTCCAACGCGCCCGACTTTTGCGCTGTTACAAAGGCATTGGAAAACGCCTTGTTTTCTGCTGCTTTGCGGTTTTTACTGGACTGATCACGCAATTTCCGCATGTAGCTATCCATTTCACCGCGCACTCTTGCAGCTCTGTCTGCGGCGCTTCCTGTTTTCTGCGCCGTTGTCAGGCGCGCAGGCCCGCTTGCATAAGGATTAACTGCTCCTGCCGCCGTTTTAAGCGCCGTTGTTGCGAGAGTTGCCATCTGCTTTACCGCGTTTTTCTTTTCAGCGTCCGACATCTCAAGTCCATTGATTTCAGCAACGTTGCGCTCGAATGTGCGCCTGATAATATCGCCCATATCAGTTACGGACGCCGCATTTGCTCGGTCAATGTCCTGTTGCGACAAAAACCGTGCAAGGCTCATACCGCGACCACGCCCAGGGTCTCCGGCTCCAATGCCGCCACCGGCTCCACCTCTGCCGCCCATTACTCTACCTCCGTTTCTTTTTCGGTTGTCATGTCTTGCATCTTCGGCAGCGCCGCCTTTGCGGTCGCCTCGTCCTCGTTCATCCACTTCATGCGGAACTCCCAGTCGTTCATGATGCCAGCGTTAAGAAGCTGCACGTCACGGTTAAAGTCCTGGCCCTTGTCCTCAATGATGGAATCGTCAAAGTCAATGGAGATCTGGACGTCCTCATTGAGGGATGCGCCCATGTACCGATTTCCCATGCGGAGCAAGCTCCGGCACAACTCTGTGATTGCCCGTTCAAGCACAATTTCATGTTTTTTGACCGTGCGGAACAGGGTGCTGTTCTCGCTGATGACCTGCGTGGCAGTTGCGATGCTGCCCTGGTTGAATTTGTAATGGTTCTCACCAAAACCGCACTTGCTGGACAGGATGTTCAACATATCTTGCATGCCGGTGTTAAACTCCGCCGTCCGTAGCGACATATCGACCTGCTGCAAGATGCTGCCGTTGCCGCCTCTGTCCTCCGGAAGTACATAATAAACGGTCTCACGCTTATCAAACACTGGCCGACCATCAATGCTCTGGGTTGCCTCCGGCTGCACCACAATGCGCTTCTTGCCCAACACAAATTCGTTCACATAGCTATCATAGGTGATGTCAACGCTCTTAAGCTGGTCGATGGCGTGGGCAAACGCAGCCACGCCAAGCGGGTTGTTTTCGTCAGAGTTTGCAATGTTCAGCCGGTCAATCACAAACTGCGGCTTGTCGCTGCCGGTATGAATCACCGGAGGAATTGTCTCAAACCCTTTCACGCTGGCCAGCGGTACTTCCTCCGCATCATACAGATGGTTCTCAATGTCATACTCGCCGTTGCGCAGCCGGTGCACCTGGATGTAAGTATATTCTGTTTCATCGACCTTCCGAGTGGATGCGAACGCACACTCGCGGATAACGCCGTTATCCCACGTCAGCGGGTAGATGTTCCAGGCGCTGACGTAGTTGATGCGAATGCGGCCAGAGTCAATGATTTCTGCTGTATCTGGGTTAATTCCCATGCCTTCCATCACCGGCACATACGCGACGGTTCCTACTGCCGCTTTGCGCTCCTGCGATTCGTTAGCCTTGACCTCCCAGTTGTTATCGGCAAAAACAGTATCGATAAATTCCTGTTCCTGTTTGCCTTCAAGCGTGATGTTGACTCGCTCGTTCATTAAGAGGTTGGCCCAGTCCTCGCAGACTTTCTTTCCCATTCCCACCGAATACCGGTGGCACTCCAGCTCTTCAATTCCATTCCACACCGTATAGCTGTGGAAATCTTCAACGTTTCCCTTATACCATGCGGCCCACAGGTCGATCAGAGAATAGAATTTATTGTCGACCGTGTCAAACCCAAGATCCTTTAATGCTCTCCGAATATTCACTATTTCACCGTCCCATCATGTGCCCGGCACGTTCCAGGTCTTTGTAATAAGGCTCAATGCTGTACTCAAAAGCATCCAAACTGTCGATGTCGGACGTGCCGTCATCCAAGCGCTCGTCCTCAAATTTATCAGGATCATAAATCGCGGTTTGCAGTGCATCGATCAGATGCGGGCAGTTGCGCGAAACCTTAAAACGACCCTGTTTCATCAGCAGCACCACAAGCCTGATTCTATCTGTGATTTGCAGTTTCATTGCATTCTTGACCTGCGTTCCGAGGCGCATTTTTTGCGCGGTATGATCTAACCCACGAATTAGCACCGTTTCCGCGCTATCCGCTCTTGTCTGGCTGTACCCATACTTTGACGTTATCAGCTGGCAGAACGTAGCAAAACGCCGGTTTAATGCATTCGGGTCAATCTCTTCGTTTTTGATGTATTCTTCTTCCAACGCCACAACACGGAAATCTTTTGTGATCCCGGTGGCTTGAAATTTCGTTGCGGACTTTGTACCACCGAAGTCAACGCCAATTGAAATGATTGAAAAGCTGGCGCCGTTTTGCTTGGCCCACTCCAAAGGGTCTCCGATCAAATACTTTTCTGTATCGTTGGCAAAGTCCTTATAAACGATGCCCTCTGCCGCTACCCACAGGCCGCGCACATACCGGTCATAAAATATACCGGCATACATATTCTCGTACCGTTCGAGGGTGCGCTTGCTCAGGCCGGGGTTGTCCGTCATTTCAAAATGTAGATACAGTGCGTTGCGCTCACGGCTTCGCTTGATCCACTCCTGATAGAACCAGTGATGTGGACTGCCGGGGTTACAGGAGAACCACAACCGCGCACCGTCAACGGAACAACGTGCAAGCGCCTGTTCCACAAACGAGCGCGGCATCAGCACCACTTCGTCCAGCAGCACACCCGCCAGCGTCCGGCCTTGGATCAGCGTATAGCTGGCCTCATCCTTGCCGCCGAACACCTCAAAGTAATTCGTCACGGCTCCGCGCCGCACTTCCATCACCTTGTCGCCGCGCCGCCAGCGGATGATATAACGTTCCTTTGCAAGGCTCATCGCTGTGAACGGCACGATGATATTCTTGGTGCAGCTATCCACCGTGCGGCCACACACACCGAAGCGCTGACCGCTGAAATTCTCCATCGCCCAGCGGACAAACGCCCACATCATGATGGAGGTTTTGCCGGAACGAACGGCGCCGTCGCAGATCAGCGCGTCATAGCGGCTGTATGGAAATGCGAGGATTTTTTTCTGCTTTTGGCTAATCATGGTCTGGTCGGATATTTCTGCGTGATCACAGAATGGCTTTTAATCTCTGCGTCAATTTCAAAGATGTCACTATAAATATCGTCATCTTCGTCATCACATAATGCCAACGCCTGTTTTGCCGTCCCTTGTTTTTCAACCTCAATCCACCAAACGCCTAAGTCCTTTTTAGGATAGCCAATACGGATAATCGTCCCATCAAAAAAACGGATACGAACATCATGGTCAAAACAGCCGATTTCGTCTTCTTTGTAAACGCTACCGCAAATTTCCACAAGGTCATCGCTGCAACCGTAAATCTTAATCATCGCTCTCAAGCTCCTTTGCCATTTCCTTTAGGCTCTGACTGAGCGCGTCTTCCCTCATCGTGTCGACAGGGCTGCCGCCGATCATCGCCCATTTGTCAATTAGCGTCCCCATTGCTGTTGTGATCTGGCTGAGATTTGCCGCCGCCAGCTTCTCCGGGTCGTTGAGCATTTCAAGCCCCTTGCCGATGAAAGAGCACACAAGGTCTTTGTGGTCGTTCATGTACTCCATCACATCGGCGGTGTTCTCTTCCTTTTTTTGCTCACACTTTTCCACAATGTCGGCATTCGCCCGCACAAGGTTCTTGACCGTCGTTGCGGATACGCCGTTGATTTTCGCTGTGGCGCAATAGTTATTCGTCTGCACATAGTCCGCCAGTATTTTCTTTTTCTGTCGGTCTGTCAGACGCGCAGCCATTGTCACCACCTCAAATCAATTTTGCTACCAGCCCCCACCCCTTGGCCTTACATAGCAGACTTTACCCGCCCCGCAGTCTCTACCATTACCCCACGCATAAGCGCAAGCCTTCGATTTTGAGGGGCATACAACGCCGCCCACATTGGGCGTTTGTCTTTTCACAGGCTCCCGGCTGCGCTGCGTCTTCCTACCAGCCATCAAGAACTTGGCAATTATACCAGCCGCCTAATACTTAGCTTTTTACGCTTCCTCGCCCGCTGGCCGGGATGGTACGGCATTGCAGTCCTGCCCTGCTTTAGCGCTTCAGGGAAAGCCCCTGTCACTCGCTGTGGTCTCCTCACACTACGGGGTACCTATGCCGCATATATGTCCGGTTTCCACGGTTACCCCACTTGTTTATACTCCGTTGGTGACTCCGTTTAGAGTTTGGCGCAGGCGGCTGGAATCGAACCAGCACATACGGGAGTCAAAGTCCCGTGCCTTACCTTTTGGCTACACCCGCATAAAAACAGACACCCGCGAGATATCCCGTGAGTGTCTGCATGCCGGTAACGCTCTTGCGAGGCCGCTTGCGCGGAAGCACCAATTACCGGCTGTGCCTTAACCTATGGAAGAAGGAACGAAAAAGAAAGAGGAGAAAAATAAAATTTCGGGTTGTTGGCTGACTGGTTCCACTCTCCGATGATACTATTTTAGCACATCAAAAACGTGGTTTTAGCTCAACTTTCTATCATTCCGGACTTTTTTGCAATTTCAAACAGGAACCGGTCCTTCCTCCTGCGGAATGTCGCATAGCTCATGCCGTCCGGCATAACCATCTCTGCGGGGTATCGTTTCTGGCTGTCGCAGTTTCGCATGATCGCCCATACCAGCTTACGCCGCACGTTCTCGTTGGCAATATCCCGGCCCACGTTGTCCATGGCGTATTCCACGGCCCGCATTTTCTTCGTCTCCGGCCAGTTCTCTATAGTTGCCAGCCGTTCCGCCTTGCGTTCGGCCATCCTGCTGTTGCCGGGGCTATGCGGCATGCCAGACATGGCATAAGCCGACGACTCCAGCACTTCTTCCCGGGCCGCGTTGTACGCGCGGACCCGGCGGGGATAGCCCCTGACGTAGGCGATACACTCCATGCGGATATCGTAGGGGAGCGAGTATTTGTTGCTCATCGTACCTCCTATTCCAGCGCCGTCTCAACGCCGTACTCTTTGAGCATCTGCCGGATATCTGCCCAGGTAACGTACCCTTCCGCCACGCACTGAGCGGCGTGGTTTAGCTCCCCGGCAAGCTGCTGCACATCGTCCATCGGCGCGTCGTGCTTATCGATCAGGACATACAGCATCAGATCTATGCCCCGGTTCAAGCCCTCCACAATGCCGTTGCTGTAGGCTTTGTCTACGTCGGCCTGTGTGCGGGGTATTCTGCGGGGGTTAGTCTTGGGCATGGGCATCCTCCCTCCTCTTGCCGTAAGCGCACCAGAATTCCGGTGGCACATGGCATTCAAGGCACGGGCCGTATGAGCATATCAGACCATCCACTACGTAGTAGCTGTTCTCGCAATCTTTGCACCGCACCACCGGGGCCACATCAGCGGCGCACATTGTCAACAAATCACGCTGGATAATAGATAACATGCGATTTTGCGCTACGCTGTTTGTTGGTTTTCGTTCCCGCAAAATTACCTTCACAGCAGCGGCCCTATCAATGTATTCAGCCATCCTCATCCCCTCCAAATTCCGCTTCGTACTGTTCAGGAGTGATAACCTCAATGTCCTTTGCGGAGTAGCCCAAGGTGTCGAGGCACATCAACCGGACCAGCTTTTCCTTGTCAATAGACGCCGCAGCGTCCTCATAGGATACGCCGGGTTTTGCCTCAAAGCTGATTTGAGCGCCGAACGCCCCAGCCACGCTAAAGCAGATTTTATAATCAGCCATTGTCAGCCCTCCTCCACATAGCACCAGCTCTGGGGCGGGCGCTTGATCTGTAAGCTCTCGTTTCCGCAAGTTCCGTTGTTTTCCCAGTACATGGCACAGCTCTCGCAATACCAGCTATTTTTGCATGCGCGCCGAAACGCCGTCAGCTCCCGCGGCTGGTCATAGATACGAAGATCGGAGATATGCCACGCAAAGCAATTCTTCCCGCCTGCGTATGTATGGAGATTCGCTTCTGTAAGACACGCCTGGTTGACAAGCTCCTTTTCAATATTGTGCAGTCCTCCGGCCAGCCTCTTCCAATCATCCATACAGACATTATACAAGGGCGTGACACAATCACATACGAATTCCCCAATGACCTTGCCGCCGCCGTAAAACTGTGGCCTTGGATAGTCCGTCGCAATGAAGTCCTCGTGCGGATATTTTGGCAGCGTGCAGTAGATATAGCACTTAAACGGCGTGTCTATCTTCGGCCGCGTCTTGCGCACCTCGATCGTTTTATCTCCATTGATGATCTTTTCGCACCACTTCGGGCGGACGCTCAGCATAACAGCTTTACTCATTTCTTCATCGCCTCCAGCGCCGCTTCCGCCTCCTCGCGGGTGAGAAATACGGTCTTGCCAAATCCGTTTAGCGCTACGCCATACTCCCGCCCTCTGGCTCCTATTGGCTCAAGGCCAATAAAGCCGATTTTATTGCCCATACCAATCTGCTTGACCTCGCACTCGCTTATATGCTTATCCGTGTCCAACAAGGCAAACACCCGCTGTCCCACCTTGCACGGCAGCACCACCAGCCGCCCGTCCTTGTCGGCCTCGGCCAGCACCCTTACTCGGCTAATGCCACCGCACTCTCCGACAATAGTGCAAAGGTCGCTCCAGTCTTTAACCAGCGCAGCCACTTCCTCCGGCGTCAGCCCCGTGTCCTCGTAGGCGGCGAGGCGTTCAACCAGACAGTCAAACGATGGGCAATCTATGCAATCCATGTCCACATTGCAGCTACCAGAACACTTCATGTAATGGTCGGTGCCAAGATAATGCTTTTCCGTCAGTCGTTCCATCACTCCGCCTCCCGCATCCAAAACTCACGGCGGCAATCGAGGCATCCAGTGTAACGATTCAAATCGCAGATATAATTTTTGTCAACATTTCTTGGGCACATCCCAACAGTACCATCACGGTCCACCATGCAGTTTGGCCACTGCTCCAAAAACACACTCTGCCGCGTCTTGCGCGGGTGTGCGGCAGACCATTCCTCGGTGTTCTTCACAATTTGCGCCGCATCAACGCCCCACACCTCACTCATGGTGCCGCACATTCTGTTCCGCTCCTCAATAAACTTCACAGCATCCATCACATATCCCTCCATCTGCACCCGTCACAGGCGCCCTCGTGTGCTTGTTTGTACTTCCCGCAGTATTGGCACAGCTCGTTTTTCGTGGCGTGCAGTTCGCTTTGCTCCTCCTCCACCGCCACGGCCTTGGCAAACTGCGCCAGTCCCTCGCTCATCTTCTCGATCTTCGCATCCCGCCGCATGATGGTGTCCCGCAGGGCGTCGTTGGCCTGCAACAGCTCATCGATGTGCCGCTGCTGGTTCTCAATCAGGTCAGCGGCGTATCCCATCGCTTTTTCGATACATCCAAACTCGGCAATCAATGGACACGCTCCTTCGCATTTCTTATGCTGCTCGCAGCTCCGCAGCGCGGTCACGATTTCCTTTTGTGTCATGTCATTCCTCCTCGCCAAATGGCAATCATGCTGGGAAACGGTGCCGTTCCCATCGGCTTTCCGTCCATCTCGAATTTCAGCCGACCGCGCAGGAATCGGATCTCCGCCTTGCCCAGAATGTAGTCGTGAAAACTGGCACGGTCAGTCCGCGCCGGAATCAACAGCACCACCGTTGTCCCTGGTTTCTGTCCTTCGCGGTAACACTTCTCCGTCCACAGCCAGGTTTCCTTGCTTCCGTAGGGCGGGTTACAAAACACTGTTTCGCCCCCCCAATTTTGCCGCAAACCATCATCGTTTTGCGTGAAATACCGCGCACACTTGTGGTTTTCGTCACTGGATGCGACGTCCAGCGTGAAATGGAACTCCGCGTCCAGCTCATCAAAGAGCCTTTGCGGTGTTTCCCAGAAATTCTTATCACTGGAAAACAAAGCGTCGTTTGTCATGTCATTCCTCCCCAAACCATTTTTTCGTCACGGCGATGGGAAACGGCTCGATCTCGCTTGCCCACCGCGCCGTGCCTTTACCGTGTATGCGTTCAAAAATCAGCGGAAACCCTCCGATTCCATCGAACAAACTCCCAAGCGTTGCCCCCTCCGGCAGATACCGCGCCATGCGCCGCAGCATCCAGTCCCAGAAGGGCAGGGCGATGGAGTTGCCCAATGCCTTGTACCGTGGGCTGTCCGCACTTCCTTTCACTTTTATTTCGCGCCCGCGTTTATCTGTTTTAATCCAATCTCCAATATCCGTCCATCCGTCAGGGAAACCTTGCAGCCGTTCGCATTCCATCGGCGTCAGGCGGCGCACCACCATGTTTATGATGGCAAGGTCTGTGCTGTCCTTAAAGTCCCGTTGCTTGCAACTGCTTGCAACCTCGGCGGCGCGGTAATCTCCAAACCCATTCATCTGGTATGTCAGCGGCACTTGGTTTCCGCCCGTGCCCATTCGCGCCTGCAAACTGGGTGCCTGCTCCCCACACTCGCGGATGACGTCACAAGCGTGTGTCATGTCCAGCGCCACCACTGCGGGCTTATTCCCGCCGCACTCCGCGTTCAGCGTGGGGGATGTTTCTTCCTTGTATCCGATGCTGTGCGCCTTTTCGCTGTTGCCCAGCTTAAACCCGGCGCACAATACGCTGTCCCGTGCCATGCCGCCGTTCTCGTTGGCGTTCAAACTGTGCCATGCGCCATCCTGATCGTACACCCTTGCGCTCTGTGCATCCCAAGGATTCATGCACGCAACCTCCGCGCACACCGCATGGCGGTCTATTGTGTTCAGCGTGTAGCTCTCGTCCGTTTTCCAGCCCTTGCCGTTGCATCCGGCTGTATCGGCGCGGTCAATGCTGTTGCCTTGCAGACAGAAAATCGTCTGATCGTTCCCCGTACCCAGCGTTCCGCTTTTCTCCGTCTGCACTAACGCGCCTTTTCCTCCTCCGTCACAGCCCCCCCCTGATGCGGACTGCATAAGAAGCACCGCTTTCAGCCGCTCCGGCAGGTCTTTCCCCCGCCGCTCCGCTCTCCGCAGGAGGCCCAGACACGCCTTCGCGGTCAAATTGTATTTGGACAGCGGATTCGCCTCCAAAATCTGCGACAACCGAGATTCTTCGGCGACGCTGTGGGGTCCCCAGACGGATAACATTTCCTGTACGGCTGTCTCGGATGGTTTTTCCCCAGTCTTTAGCGTCGTGAGTTCGCCAAGCGATAGACCACCCATCACCGTCAATGGCTCCTGCTTTTGTCCATTTCCACTTTTCCGGCAGTCCAGATAGAGAAAATCCTGGTTCTGCGATACGCGCAATTTCTTCCAGCACGGCGTGGAAGTCTCGTCCTCTGTTGCTGCTGAATGCTCCGACAACGTTCTCCCAAACGAGATACCGAGGTCGAACCATGTTACCTGTCCGTCCATTTCTTTTGTCCTCCGCTCTCATTTCTTTCACGATGCGCACCTGCTCCATAAACAGGCCGCTTCGCGCTCCCGCCAAACCGGCGCGTTTCCCGGCGATGGAAAGGTCCTGACAGGGACTTCCGCCCGTCACCACCCACACCGGGTTGATCTCCGCGCCGTTGATATTGGTAATATCTCCCAAGTGCTTTATGGCGCGTCACCTCCTAATCTCCAAACACAACGCCGCACTCCTCCGCCAGCATATCCTTGATGTGCTTCCGCTTGATGCGGCCTTCGTTGATCTCCTGTGTGATCTTCTCCAGACACTCGTACAGATACGCGATGCTGTGCGTATCACGGCTGTCCGGCGTCTCCTCCTGGACGTGCCAGCCGCACTTGTCCATCAGCACCATTGCCACCATGTCCATGTTCTCCCGTGTGCCTTGCAGCTTGCCACGCATAAAGATGCGGTCGTCCCTGCTCAAATGCTGCTTGCCCATGTTTCAATTCCCCCACAGTGACACTTGGTTTGCGTCCGGCAGTACAAGCATTTGCTCCTGCGCCTTCTGGCAAAAGTCCCGGCTAATCTCAAATCCGTAGCCACGCCGTCCCGTTTCCATACAAGCACGCAGCGTAGACCCGCTTCCGGCGCATGGGTCAATGACCACATCACCGGGGTCTGTGAATATGCCGATTAACCGTTTCAGCAGCACAACCGGCTTTTGGGTTGGATGGATCTTTGGGATGTCTTTCCCGTCGCGCCCCCACTCCTGCCAGTTGAAAACCATTCTTTTTTCTCCGTACATATCCGTGTTGCGGAATTTTGGCAGTTTGTCCCGATACAGCACCACGGCAAACTCTGTCGCGCCGACAATACGCATATTTGCCTTGAGAACCTGCGCGGAATAATTCTTGATGAAAAACAGGGGATAGGACTTCATAAAACCGTACCGCTTGCCATAGTTGATAACCGTCTGCATCTGCTCAAAGGCGCAAAAGACAATCATAGCCGGTGCCTCGCCTGTTGCTTTCGGCTCTTTTTTCAAAAGGCGGGAGCAAAAGTGCATATACTCCGCGATTTTGAAATTCCCGTCTGAGTTGAAAAATGACTTCTTGGCAAGGCGGCTTTCTCCGTTAGCGTTATCTCCGCCTTTGTACCACATAGGATTGCTTGCGTAAGCGTTTGTTCCAATGTTGTATGGGATGTCCGCAATTACAAGCTGCGCCTTGGGAATGTTGTACTTCTTGAAGTTTTGAAAATTGTCGTTAAATAGCTGCACTTGCTGCTTGCCCACGTCACACCTCCCGTATAGCAAACCCGTACCTACTGCGGAACAGCTTTGCTTTCATGGCATACTCGCTGGTACGCATCCCCTTCACGTCCTCCACAACCGGAAGCCAGTACCGCTGACCGTAGCTGTCAGGAGCCGTTCTGCGCTCATACACGAAGTCCGCGATGTAGTCGATACTTTTCACGCGGTCGCCCTCAAATGTCGTGTACGCCTCTTGCAAGCAGTACCGCACCTGCAATTTTAGCCCCCGTATCTCCCCGGCATTTTGCAGCAGCAACAAAGCGTCATAGCGCTCCGCCTCCTTCTTGCTGTCGAAAGTCAGCTTGCCGCGCCGCGTCTTCTGCGCCTTGTACTTTCCGGGCTTGCGCATCTTCTCCATGACCTGCTTCTGCGCCGCAGGACTAAGCCGCGCCAGGTCGTCACTCTTTAAGCCCATCCTCTAATCCTCTTTTCTCCAACCCTCGTTTGTTCATCTCAACCTCCAGTTTTTTCCGCTGCCCGTCACGCTCATGGTAAAGCCCTTCGCGCGCTCCGCAATGCGGGATCCTATCGCCTCGTCCCAGTCCAATATCTGTCCTATCGTCCGCTCAGAACTGATGATCGTAGCACACTCAGGCTTTATGTACCGTGCGTTGAGTATTTCAAACGCAATGTTCCGGTCAGCCTCCGTCACGTTGCCCTTGAGAAAGTCGTCGATGTAAAGCACGCGGATCGTTTTCAGCTTTCCCACGGCATCTGCGTACAGCTCCGCATCGTTTACCTTTGCCTTGATGGATGGAATGTCCGACCGCCACTGCATATACCGTACCGGCAAGCCTGCCTCCATCAACTTCCCGCAGATCGCCGTGCACAGGTGCGTCTTTCCGCTGCCGGGGGTCCCACCGGCATAAAACCACTTCCCGCGCCAATCCGTGATATACGCCTCGGCCATCTGCTTTGCCTGCTTTTGCCACGGCTCCGCCGTCTGGTACGTCTCCAGCGTACAGCTTTCCAGCAGACCGGACAGACCGCTACGCTCAATGCGCCGCTGGTTGTCCTTGCGTATTTGGCAAGGGCAACTACGGGTTATAAGCTCCCCGGTGGCACTGCGTGTGACCGTATAGCCCCTGTCCTCGCAGTCCGGGCACTCAAAGTACGACTTCTCCTGGGATATTCCATTTTTTTGCAGGTGCTCCAGCACCGCCGTTATGTCCACCGTCGTGTTCCTCCTTCCACCTCGTCTCCCAATTCCGCACGGCGGCTTTCCAGTCCTTCATGCGGTTCTTGCCTACCATCCACCCCTTCTGCTCGTAGAAGGCGACAAAACGATCTGCGTTGACGTGATAGCCCTGCGCCTGAACATAGGCGGATACATCATCAGCGGATGGTGGCGTGAAGCGCTTCGCGCGCGTATCACTCACACCGTTAGGTGGGAGTGTATTATCTTTGGTTTTGTCTTTGGTTTTGTCTTTGGTTTTGTCTTTGGTTTGGTACGTTTCGTATACGGTCGTATTCGATTGTATACCATCGTATACGGTCGTACCCTCGCGACGTGCATATCGCTTTTCGATGTTGCGCTGGTTCTTCGCGCATCTCTCGTCATACGCCGCTTTCGCCCTATTTATATCGTCCGCAATAAAATCAAATGCGATTGACTCCCGTCCCGTAAGTTCCTCCGTCTCTCCGGTCTCGCCATATTTCAGCAAAGCCCGTACAAGCCGACCTACCTCTTGATCTGAAAGTTTCTCTAATTTCTTGCGATAACTGTAATAAAAGGGGATGTACTCAAGAGCCACTATGCACCGCCTCTCACTCCTTCGGCGATACGCCTACTCCCCATTCTTTTCTTCCTGCCTTTCGTACTCGGCCGTCAGGTGCCGTGCGATGGTGCAATGCTCCCACGCCCCGGCACAGAATTGATTCATATAGCGGGATGCCGCGCCGCCCGTCTCAAAGCTGACGCGGCTACCGCCCTCGCAGCATACCCGCCGTTTCTCGCTGCTGGTAAAGTATGGGCAGGTGTACCGCTTGTGCCAGTAATCCATGCCGCTCTACCTCCTATCAAAACGGCATATCGTCGTCCGTGTCGAAGTCCTCGTCCACCTCCACGAACTGTCCGCCCGCGTATTTCTTGGCGCCGCTGTCCGCGTCCTTCTTGGCATCGCCAAAGTAAATGTTGTCCGCCAGCACCTCGGCGTTCCGGCGCTTATTGCCGTCCTTGTCCGTCCAGTCCCGCAGTTGCAAGCGGCCCTCCACCACGGCCATGCGCCCCTTGGAGAAATACTTGGACACAAACTCGGCGGTGGTGCGCCATGCAACCACGTCAATAAAATCCGTGTCCTTAGTGCCGTCCGCGTTCTTAAAGTCCCGGTCTACCGCCAGTGTAAAGCTAGTGACGGCTGTACCGTTCTGTGTCCTGCGCAGCTCCGGATCGCGTGTCAACCGGCCCATGATGAAAATCTTGTTCAGCATGTCTTATCTCCTCTCATAAATAGCTTTTCCCAAATTCGCGGCGAAAGTCCGCCTCCGTCCATCTCTGCTCCTCCATCGCCTTGAGCTGCCCGTACCGTCTCAAACGGCGCATCTGGTCGCCGTTCTTGTGTACCGCGCCGCGCCCGTTCCGGTGGCAGCGATTGCCGCACAGGTACACCACAAGGCCGTACTTCTCGCTTTTCTTCCGATTCGCGCCGCCAAAAATGTGGTGACGCTCCAGCGGGTCACCAATGTCATTCCGGCCGCACAAAAAGCATCTTTTGTCGTTCATACGCTAACCTCTCCCCACCGGCTAACGAGGGCATCCAGCTCTCGCGGTGTCATGGTCTCAATGCCGACATCCCGGCAGTCTTGCACAATGGCGTCTATCAGCCGCGCCATCTGCTCCGTGTCGTATACGGAGCTGCCGTACCATACAGTCACGTTTACGCAGCCCTTGAGCTTGCTGGGGCCGGTATCGGTCATCCAGCCGATACCGTTCCGCTCCCAGCTCCGGCAGAACGCTTCCACCGCCTTTTCCCGCAGGCACAGCACCTCGCTTACACCGCCGATGCTCTGTATCTCCTGCCGGTATACATTCTCTCTCGCAACGCCGTAGTGCGCCGCCAGCTTGTCCAGCAGTACCCATGCGTAGGCATTTGCATCGAGGCTCCGCCCCTTGCCTTTGATGGTGGCGGTGTACTCCTTCCCCGGCTTTATGGTGTCGCACAACTCCATTGCCGCCTCTGGAGACTTCACACGTAGACACAGCCACGCCCCATCGCTGTCCTGCGACCACCGCGCCGCATCAACCGTTATCTGCTGCATGGTTCTTCCCCGTCGCGTTGGCTGCCTTCATGCAGACCCAGCACAGCCGCTTGCCGTACTTCTTCACGGAGTTCTCCGCGATCTCGCTGGTGGGATACACGCGGTCCCCGCGCTTCACCGACTTAATGGGAAGTCCGCAATGCTCGCACAGCATCGGCGCATCTGCCTTGTTATCCGGCTTCTTTTCGCACTTATCCGGCTTGTCATACTTGCTCTTGTCGGCGTCCCAATACACGTCCGCCCCAAATCCAAGCGCCTTACACGCCACGGAGATAGCATCAGTCAGCGCCATCTTAAAACACTCGTCGGAGGTATATGGGCCGTTCTTCTCCTTTGCCACGAACGCACTGCCGCCAGTGCCGGGGATAGCGTCAGACCAGGCGCCGCCTGCCTTTACAAACAGGTCAATGTCCAGAAATGCGGCTACTTCGCCATTTGCGCCCTGCTCCAACCTCTTGTCAGTGATAACGTATTTCCAGCCATAGCCGCAGGGCCCAAACTGCTCTGTCAGCGCCTTGATGCGCCACATGGGGTTAATGTCTGTCTTGCCCTTCAAGCGCCCCGCCTCGATGCGTCTTTTGGCGCTGTCCGGCACACTACGAACTGCATTGTAGATCGTCATGTTATCCATCACTTCACCCCCATGTTCAGCTTCTCGCACAGCTCCGCGCCGTTCACAGACACGCCGGAATTGAGAAGCGGCGCGATGTCCGTCTTACTCACCGTGGGCTGGGCAAAGGTGATCTTGCCGTCGTAGCCGTTGTCCATGCACCACTTCACCACAGCGTCCATGTCGGTGATCTCCACCGCCGTGCTTTTGCGATACGTCACGGCACACCGCGCCGTCTGGAACGCCGCGCCGCCCAGCGCCCGTTCTGCATAGGCAAGCAGCTTTTCCCGCTTGCTCTCCATAGCCTTGCGCCGCTCGGCAAGCTCCTTCTCCTCCTCGCGGATAGCCTTTGCCTCCGCCGCCAGATTCTTTGTCCAGCAGAGTACGCCCTCGATCTTGGCGTCCCGCGCCATTTGCAGCGCCTCAAACGCATCAAAATCAAGCACCTCGCCGGTTTCCTGGTCGATCAGGTTCTCCAGCTCCTGATCGATGTGGTACAAGCTCATATTCATTCCTTTTCCTCCCATGCGTCCACCGCGTCGATGCAAAACTCGCATCCCACGATGACGCCGTCCTTGTTTTTGTAGTAGGTGTCCGTCTCCTCCCCGCACACGGGGCAGACGGGAAGATCGTAGTCCTTCGGCTCCAATGGGCGCTCCGGCTCGCTATACTGCATCGCGCTTCTCATACCGGTCGCCCCGCCGCTTTCAGCACGTCCCGCATCGTCTTTCCTCCCTATTAATTTTACTTCCCCGGCCTGTCCAGTTTGTCCAGCAGCCACATAAACAGATAACTCACCGTAGCCGCGCCGATATACGTCAGCGCCCATGCAAACACGCTCATTTCGCACCTCCGCTATCCTTGCCGTTCGGCACAAGGCCGACAAACTCAAGTCCTCTGTTTCGGGCGTAAATCTCGCCCATGATCGTCCCCAGCTTTACAGGGTCAGGCGGCGTGACCCAGATAATCTTGTACTCTGGCTTTTTTCTCATTGCCTTTTCCTTTCTTCCGTGCTACAATAAGCACGGACACAATATCTTGTGGTAAGATTTGTCCCACCCGCCCCGCTCGATGCTGCAACATTGGGCGGGGCATTTTTTTACTGCCCATCGCTGGATTCCAGCAGCTCGTCCACGGGCACGCCGAAGTGATTCGCCAGTTTCTTGATTTGACGCGGGTGCGGGCGGCGCGCGCCGTCCTTCCAGTTTTTGATTGATGTCTGAGATACATCAATTTCTTTGGCAAGACGGTAATTCGTCTCGCCACGCTCGGCTTGCAGTCGAGCCAGATTTTCCGGTAAGCTCACCTTTTCACCTCCAAATTTAGAGTATTCTATTGACAAATTGGAGCAATGGTGATACTCTAAGTTTGCGACAACTATATGTTTCTCACCAGCCCGATTTGCCGGGGTGGTCAGGTTTCTTATTGCCTATCCACGAAAAAGATTATACTTTAAGTTGAAGCATAAGTCAATATATGTTGAAGTATTATTGTGACGAAGTTGAAGGGATATTTTTATGAGCTTTGCACAAAACTTGAAGTATATAAAAGAAAAAGAGAATCTATCCAACTACCGACTTGCAAAACTTTTCGGTTGCAGTCAGTCGTCTCTTATTAACTGGCTTGATAACGGTGTTGTTCCGCACCCAAAGACCCGCCAGAAGATCGCCGACCATTTCGGCATCACCCTTGCCGAGCTGGACGGTGACGAGCTTCCCGTCCTGCCGGAAAAAGGCGCAAAAAAAAGCGCCCTCGATCCGAAGACCGAGGGCGTGAAAAAAGCCCCCGCCACAGAGGGCGAGGGCTTAAGCGCAGCAAAGAAAGCGCTATTGGTAGCTATTGATGATTTGTCCGACGCTCAGTGTGAAAAACTCCTTCCGATTGTATTGAGCGCAAAACAAGTACTATGAGTAATGTTTTTATTCCGACTAATCCGCATGATAAGATATTGACCGATGCAGAGCGGCAAAAGTGGGAAAGCGATCTTGATAACAAGAAAGATGACTTCCCGTATATCGCTTTGACAAAGGCGCAGCTAAAGCTTTTAAAGCAAGCGCGAACCGATGCCGTATTGATAACCGCGCATAATGAAAATGATGCTGATGTACTCTGCGGTCATAGCTTTGCATATTGCCTTGTAAATGGCGAAAAGCGAGGGCTTATTGCTCGCCAAAGAGGGGCTAATTATCTTGCATATGCGCAGAAAGAAAACTCCCAAGCGTGGTCTATAACGGCGAGGGATTGCCTCGTTGCTGCAATAGGTGCTGTTTTCGGGTTTCTGCTGAATTGCTTGTTCTCTGGTTAATTATATTGCCACTGAATGTTCAGCGCTTCTCGGATAGCTTCAGCTTTTTCGGGGGTAATGTCTGTCGGCTCGTAGTCTTTGCAGGGATTGTCTTTCCCGCAGCCAAGAACGTACCAACCACCCCAAGTAGTATAGCGGACCACAACATGCTTGCACCCAGAGCACGCGATGCTTTTGCATTTCGGAAGCGCCGCTTTGTCAATGATGGCAGATCGGCGGTTGTATTCTCGCTCCGCTTCCTGCGCCTCTGCAAGCTGCAATTTAAGTTTGCGGTTTTCTTCCCGCAGATTATTTAATTCTCTTCTTGCAATAAACATTCCAACCTCCATAAAACATATTCCGCCTGGCTGTCAGTAAGTGATAGCACCTCAGATTTTAGGCGCTCTCTAATAAGAATAGCATGGTTTTCTTCTTCGCACAACATTTTGTGTCCCTCCAAATAATTGATAGTAACGGGGCTATGTGTCGATTATTGCACAAAAGTTCGGGAGAAAATACAAAAATAAAAGGTGGTGCGCCAAATGGCGAAGAGCAAAATCCCCGGCCTGTCCTTTAGCTGGAAACGTGCGCTCGGAATCACAAAGATGAAAAGAAAAATTTCAAAAGCAACTGGGATTCCCACGACCAAAGCGGGGCGGCAAAGAAAACTTGGCAAACTCCTTGGTATGAAGTAAGAGAAAAGCCCCCGCCGTCTCCGCAACAACGGCGGGGGCTCTGTGCAGACAGCACGGAGCGGTTGCCGCTGCATGATTTGACCATACTCCGCTTTGCTTAACTATTTCAACGCCAAAACCTTGCAATAAGACAGCGCTCGACGAGGTTCGGCAAGCCCTCATCTTGTGACTTCGCGGCGTGAAAATCGAAGAAATTAAGGTGGTATAAATGAACATCCAAGAGGTGTGCAAAATCCGCAAGGCAGAATTGAAACTGACCTATCAGGAAATTTCAGACACTTCCGGCGTGCCGCTGTCCACCGTGCAGAACTTCTTTTCAAAGTTTTCCAAAGCCCCGTCTATTTACACCGTCGCGCCTATCTGCAAGGCGCTTGGGATCTCACTTGACGAGGTGTTCGGAATTTCCGAACGGCTGACAAGGAACGAAGAGACCTTGCAGGCGCGAAATGACGAGCTGGAGCGCCATGTTGACGCAAAGGAAGACATGATCGAGATTATGCGGCGTGGTGTCCATATCCGCAACGCCGTGATTTTTATTTTATTTGTGGTGGTGGTGTTACTGACCGCGTGGTGCGTGTATGTCGATTTGCATTGCGCAGATTACGGATTTTGGAGGGGGCGGTGATGAGAGCAGCACTGTATATCCGCGTGTCGAGCGACGAACAGGCGCGGCATGGCCTGTCATTGCAAGAGCAAAGAGATGCGCTGACAAGATATGCCCAAGAACACAAAATGACCGTGGCGGGTATCTATGAGGACGCGGGAATATCCGCGCGAAAGCCGTATAAAAAACGTCCGGCGCTCCTGCGGCTGCTGGGCGATTGCAAAGTGGGGAAGGTAGACACGATCTTATTTATTAAGCTCGACCGATGGTTTCGAAATGTCGCGGGGTATTACGATGTGCAAACGCAACTCGACCAGTACGGCGTGACCTGGCAAGCGACGGAAGAGGACTACGAGACGCGAACCGCGTCCGGGCGATTAAAGGTTAATATCATGCTCTCCGTTGCGCAGGACGAAGCAGACCGCACAAGCGAACGAATCAAATTTATAAACGACGGCAAACGGGCAAAAGGGCAACCGGCAGGCTCAAAAGCGCCTTTAGGGTATGCCATCAAGGACAGGCAATACCAGATTGATAACGGCACGGTAGATGCGGCGCGAGATATGTTTGCCGCGTTTATCCGGCTAAAAAGTGTCCTTGCCGTAAAGCGATATATGCTTGATACATGGGGCATTGACCGAGCGTATAGCAAGTATGTAAACTATTTCCGTAACCGTCTTTACATCGGGGAGGTGTACGGAATCGAAAACGCCTGTCCCGCGCTGGTAAGCAAGCAGGACTTTGACCTTGTAACTGATATTATTCAGCATCGGTCACAACGCTGTGCGGGAGTTGACACAGATCGCGTGTATCTGTTTTCCGGGATATTGCGCTGCAAAGAGTGCGGGAAAACGATGCAATCGGAAACCGTAAAAAAAACATATACATACTACCGATGCCGGACGCGGATGCTTGACAACTCCGCTTGCCCGCATACAAAAAGGATCCGAGAAGATGCGCTGGAAGACTACCTACTACACGAGATGGAGGGAATCGCAGAACGGAACAATCGGTACTATAAAAAGGCAGATAAAAAGCCCACGCAAAGCGCGGACTCAATACGAAAGAAAATGGGCAAGCTAAAAACGCTATACCTAAACGATCTGATTGAGTTGGACGAATACAAGCGGGAGTATGCGAGCTTGAAAAAAGCACTTGAAGCTACGGAAGAAAGGCCAGAAATCAATTTGGACGCGCTAAAAAAGGAGCTGCAAGAATACGAAACCTATTCCCGCGATGAAAAAAAGGAATTTTGGACGCGCTTCATCAGGCGGATTGATGCAGACAACGATGGCGCGTTTTTCGTAACGCCCCGTTAGGCATATTTTACCTTCACGGA